AAGATGGCTTCCATTGGTCTACTGTGGAGATCACTAACTTGATGCATGGGCAAAGTGCAGACATCGCCTTGGGCACTGATACGTTTGGTGCAGGAGATCAAGGTCTAATGTTTGGTTATGCTATCAATGAAACACCAGACCTGATGCCAAGTGCTATTTACTACAGTCATTTGATTGTTAAACGATTAACTGCTGTGCGTAAAAGTGGAGCAGTATGGTTAGGTCCAGATGCTAAGTCACAAGTAACTATGGAATACAATGATGATGGTAGTGTACGTCGTATTGCTAAGGTAGTATGTTCAACACAGCACTCAGCTGAGATAGCTATTGAAGATGTATGTGAACAAGTTAAGACTATTATTGACACAGTTCTACCAGACAATCTGATTGATGCCAATACAGAATACTTAATTAACCCAACTGGCAGATTTGTAATTGGTGGTCCAGATGGTGACACTGGCCTGACTGGACGTAAGATCATCGTTGACACATATGGTGGTTATAGTCCACACGGTGGCGGCGCATTCAGTGGTAAGGATCCTACTAAGGTAGATCGTAGTGCTGCTTATATGGCTCGTTATCTTGCTAAGAATATCGTGGCAAGTAAAGGTGCCCACAAAGCTACTGTTCAACTCAGTTATGCCATTGGTGTTAAAGAACCCACTAGCCTGTTTGTTAAGACAAACCTGGGTATCGAGTTTGATAACACTATTACTCAGTGGATACGTGAAAATGTTGACCTTACACCAGCAGATATCATAAATAGATTTGAGTTGTTCCGCCCTATCTATAGCGAAACAACCAACTATGGACACTTTGGTAAGGCTAATTTGCCATGGGAAGAGTTAGATTTATTCAAGGATTAATATGATAAAGAAAATAATTAATAGCTTATTTGGCAGTAACCCAGAACCCGCAGTTATCAAAGAACAAAAAATCAAAAAGACTCCTAAAGAATTAGCTACAGAACGTGATGAACCCTGGGTAGAAGTATTAAGTATGGATATCGATAAAGATAATCCAGGAAATGGTGCTTTTGAATTAGATTGGAATGACAAATTTTTATCCAATTTAATACGTTCTGGATACCAAGGTAAAACAGATCAAGACATAGTAGATAATTGGTTCAAATCAGTATGTCGCAATGTTATACAAGAAAACTTTGAACAAGAGCAAGCTGATCCAGAAATTCGTGCCAGTAACCGCCGTGATTTAGGTGATGGTAGAACGGAAGTAAGTTGATCCTGTATGTCAATGGTGACAGCCACAGTGCTGGTGCTGAAGCGGTAAATTCATTTGCTTTCGCAAATGATGATCCACAGTACAAATATCTAGGAAGAGTTCCTCATCCTGATAACTTATTCGTTAGTTATAGTAATATCCTAGCAAAAAATCTTTCAGCTGAATTATATTGTGATGCCGAAAGTGCTAGCAGTAATGATCGTATTATCCGCACTACTAAACATTATCTTGAAAATAATCGTCCAGATTTGATCGTAATTGGGTGGAGCACTTGGGAACGTGAAGAATGGTTATACGAAGGCCAACGTTGGCAGATAAATGCAGGAGGCATTGGTAAAGATTGGCCCGATGCTGTCAAGCAACAATATAAACATTGGGTGACAAATATCGATCATAAACAAAAACAGCGTGAAACACAAGAGAAAATATATCAGTTGCATCAAGACTTGAGTAATATTCCCCATTTGTTTTTTAATACATATTCTTCATTGAAATTGGCCGATAAAATTAATTGGCAAGCAAGTTATCTAAATCCCTATGATGATGCTCAAACCTATTATAATTGGTTAAAGGATAAAAATATAAAAACAGTTGACCCAAATAATTATCATTTTGGTGCAGACGCACATCAAATGTGGGCTGATCATTTGACAAAAATCATAAATGAAAGTATAATAACTAAATGAGATATCTATTAGTTGATACCGCAAACACATTCTTTAGAGCCCGACATTCAGCACATCGCCAAAGTGATACTTGGGATAAGTTGGGTTTTGCTATCCACGTAACCCTAGCTTCAGTAAACAAATCATGGCGTGATCAAAAGGCCGATCATGTTATATTCTGTTTAGAAGGACGCAGTTGGCGCAAAGACTTCTATGAACCTTATAAGAAAAACCGTAGTGTAGCCCGTGCGGCTCTTACTGAAAGCGAAGCAGAAGAGGATAAATTATTTTGGGAAACCTTTGATAACTTAAAAACATTTGTCGCAGAAAAGACTAACTGTAGTGTTCTACAACACGGTGAATTAGAAGCTGATGATTTAATTGCAGGCTGGATACAAAGTCATCCAGATGATCATCATACAATCATATCCAGTGATACAGACTTCTATCAGCTCTTAGCAGACAACGTTAATCAATACAATGGTATCAGTGATGAGCTCCATACGCTGAAAGGTATCTTTGATAAGAAAGGCAAACCGGTCATAGACAAAAAGACCAAAGAAGCTAAGAAGATACCCAACCCACAGTTTATACTTTTTGAAAAGTGTATGCGTGGTGATCCTACAGACAATGTATTTTCTGCATTTCCAGGCGTGCGCACTAAAGGTAGTAAAAACAAAGTAGGTCTTGAAGAAGCCTATAGTGACAAAGATAAGAAAGGTTATAATTGGAACAACATGATGTTACAACGTTGGGTTGATCACAATGGTGTAGAGCATCGTGTGTTAGATGACTATGAACGTAATCGTATTCTAGTTGATCTAACAGCACAACCAGATGATATTAAAGTTAAAATGGCAGAAACTATAGCGGCCGCACAAGTACCCAAGAACATGCCCATGGTAGGTGCACAGTTCTTAAAGTTCTGTGGCAAGTATGATCTAGTTAAATTGAGTGAGAATGCTAGCAACATGGCCGAATGGATGATGGCTAGCTATCCACAGAAAGACTATGCATGATAGCAGATGGCAAGTTTCTCTCATTAGACCTAGAACTTAATCAACCGTCAGGAAAGATCATACAGGTTGGTGTAGCCATAGGTGATAAGAACACACGTTTTGAAGACTATGTGGTCCGTAAATGGTATATAGATCCTCAGGAGCCTATCAGTGAATTCATCAATGATCTGACAGGTATAACTGACGGTGACATACGTGCAGAAGCATATAGCCATGAACATGTTGCCCGTGAGCTCAGTGAACTAATTAAAGAGCATAAATGCTTTATCAACCCAGTGACCTGGGGTGGTGGTGATAGTGTGGAATTACTAGCAGAATTCTGCAAAAACCATGCCGATTTCCCGCATTTTGGCCGTCGTTGGATCGATGTTAAGACCTGGTACACATACTTGATGCTGACCCGTGGTAAACAGCCCAGTGGTGGATTGAGTTCAGCTATGGGATACTTTAAACTTCATTTCAAAGGACAGGCACACAGGGCAGATGTAGATGCGGCTAATACCCTAGCATTGTTTTTCAAACTGCTAGAGCGTCAAGCCCGGTTAGAAAGTATATTGGACAGTGCAAAAACTATTTGACTTTAATCAAAAACCTAAATATAATATAGTATGAATGAAGAAATCAAGAAATTAGCAGAACAAGCAGGTTTACCTACTCACATAGGTTGGTGTTATGGTAAAAACATTGAACACTTCTATCGTCTAGTTGGTGAACGTTGTGCTGACATGTGTGGTAGCCAAGGTGATCAAAAGAATATACGACGTCATTTTGGTCTAGACTACAATGATGGTCCTAGCCATTATCAGAGTAAAAGACATCAGGAAACACAGTATGACTGGAGTAAACATTACATTGAGGAAAAGAAATAATGAGTTGGATTATAGATAAAACGTTCGAATTTTGCTACGGTCATCGTGTTTGGACACAGAAACTAAACGGTGAATATGCCGCAGACTTGAAGTGTGCTTGCCGTCACCTGCATGGACATGAAGGTAAGATGCAGGTATATCTAAAGAGCCTAGATGGTAATTTAGATGCTACTGGTATGGTTACAGATTTCCGACATCTTGAATGGTTGAAGAAATGGATCAATGAATATATTGATCATCAGTTTGTATTAGATAAGAGTGATCCATTATACAATCAAATCATTGGTGATCGTAAATTGGTTCCGGTATTAGTCCCAAACACAGACTATGTAGCAGGTTGGCAGTTAGACTTAACAGGCCTAGATCCTAACACACCAGAGTATGAATACTATGAAGGATTTATGATCGTAGACTTTGTTCCAACAAGTGAAAACTTATCTAGTTGGATGGCAGAATTAGTTGATGTTAAAATGAAACCATTGAACGTAACCGTTGACCACATCGATTGGTGGGAAACTCCTAAGTCAAGATCAGTATTTTACAAATGACCGTAACAGTCTTTATCCTATTAGCCTTATTTGGCATCAAGCATTTCATCGCTGACTTCTTGATGCAGTTTGACTACATGCTGAGAGAAAAAAGTATTTATGGCGCCACTGGCGGAGTCCATCATGCTATAGTCCATGCCAGTTTTACTTTCTTAATCCTGGTGTTCTTTTGCTCTAACGTAAATACAATTATCGCACTTTCGTTTGCGGATTTTGTCTTACATTATCATATAGATTATTTTAAACAGAAATTGAATAAGGGACTTACGCCAGCAGATCGTCAGTTCTGGATTTGGCTTGGCGCGGATCAAGCTCTGCACTATTTAACTTACGTAGGAATTATCAGTTATGTCACTCTTAGCTAAAGCAATTGTTAAAAATAAATGTTGGGTCGTTGAAGATGATAACAACAATAAAGTTGGTACTATTATGACAAACCCACAAGGTGTAGTTTATCAACATGATCAAACTCGTGAACAATTTGCTAATTTGAAAATGCTCAGTGACAAGTACAATATCGTTGTAGATAAAGCGGCGCCACGTAAAATCATCACGGAAAGCAATGACGTTTATGGTTTCCCCTGTGAATATAAAGCTAATAATATCCTATGGGATGTCAAGCACAAATTGCCTATCTTTACTAAAGGTACTAAAAGCAAAAGTTTCTTCTGTGCTGGATATTATATTGTTAAATTTAACAACGGTTGGGTTAAGTCATACTGCCCTAAACTAATCACACTTAATCGCTATGCTTATGCTGGCCCGTATGAGTCAGCAGAAGAAATGCAAGAACATTTACGTATCGCCAATGGAGCTCTACATGGAACAACAGTTAAGCCTGCATCTGAAGAAATTTAATGATCGTGTTAAAGTAATGAATCAAACCAATGCTAAAGAACTAAATCTTTCGGCATTAGAAGCACGCAATATCCACAGTGAGATTTTTGAACTATTAACAAAGATCAATGATCTAACGGAAATTAAACGAGCCGCAGAAACCGAAGCAGTAGTATCAGTTGAATTTGATGGTGGTAATTTCTAATTATATATGTAGTTAATAGCATAAATAATACACAAGGAGGATCGTCTAGTGAGTCGACCAAAACCCAATGTATTATTAGAACATGTAAATAAGACAACATATAAGAGTGATCAGATATTGAGCAGTGAAGGTATCTGGGCAGTGTTCTATGATAATCACCCTATTAATCTAAAAACACAAAATATCCTAGTAGCCTATCCTGGTCCTAAGTACAAAAAAGTGTCATTTAGTAATCCAGGCCATGCACATAATCTGGCTAAAAAGCTAAACACCTTGTTTAAATCTGATAAATTCACAGTAGTATTACTAAGTGCTGGAACCCCAGTACTTGCTTAAAGTATGGCACGCACTGCTGACTCATTGCAAAATGTATGGCAGGCTCGATTCCAAGAACACGCATTAAATCCATTTACATCAGATCCCAAACTTGGCCTACGGTATCAACGCTATGATAATCCGGCCAGCTGGTGGCATAACCCAGTTAATCCAGATAGTCTACGCCTGACCCGGCCAGCGTTTAATATGCTGAATAAAAACAAAGATATCAAGAATTGGCAGTTTAAGTTACCTACAGAATTAGTTAATCGCAGTTATATCCAATTGGAAAAACACTTTACCAGCCCATATTATATATCTGGTCCAAAATCCATCTATGTATTCAGTGAGCAGGATAGTATCATGCTGGCCTTACATGGATCAAATCTACAACAATATTTGGACAATCTGAGCCAGTAATTTTTGATTTTATACCCCATATCCTGCATATTTCGCTTGACTTTTGGTTAAACTGACTGTATAATACTACTATAAAATAAAAATTTGAAGGGGTTTAATTGAGTTTTACTATTAAAGAGTTGCTACCCGAAGATAATAGGGTTCTTATAAAACGAAATCTTTGGGCAAAAGATCAACAAGTAGCAGATTTAGTTTTAGAAGCTATGCAAGAAAAATTACCATGTGGGTATGGATGGGTTGAAGACACTCATGACATTAAACTTACTGAGATTGATGAAAAAAATGGGCAAGCCAGAACCGGTGATATAATCACCGATGTGAAAAGATATACCACCAGGTATGATCAAATCATCACACACGTTATAGTTGATAATAATTTCAAAAAACCCGGGTTTGACCAAAAAATTAACACCTGGCGAGATGACCCAGCTAACGAAATAGGGGTCGAATTAGTACGAGAAAAAGGCACAAGAACCCTTGAAAATATACGATACGCAACTGCTGAAGCATTTTTAGAATCTGCTAGCCGACGCAGAACAGCTATCCAGAAAATGACTAATAATGTATCAGCCGGCCGTCGGAATTTAGATCTGCGTGTGCCCACAATAGCAATGATAACAATTTGGTTCACTGATTTTATGTCAAGAACTAGTTTATTAAACAAAATTGATTTATATGAATTATGTGCCAGATTCGGTAAAACTATTTTTGCTCTTTCGGCGTTTGCTATATCAGGCAGATCTTTAATGATATTCGGCGCATACTATCAGAGTGCCTTTGCTAGTATCATAGATGACGTATCTTTATTTTATCAATTTGAAAATATGAAGGTTGTGGATGGTCGTGCACCAGGTGCAGAAAAATTAACCAAGCAGTATATTAAACAAGGATTCAAGGTGATATTGCTAGCAGGTGTCCACGCCAGAAATGATTGGGAATCTCACTACCAATGGGTGCATAATTGGGACAAGAATGACAAATTAGGTTTTTTTGATGAGATTGATTTTGGTATCACTACAGATAAAGTCAGTGCCAAAGTTAAATATCTGCTAAATGGTGCATATGGAGTTATGATGAGTGGGTCAAATATAGATCGAGCAGAAAAGAACTTTAGTAAACTAATAGACAAATATAGAGTATACACATACGAAGAAATGTTAGAAACCAGATCATTTCTTCAGAGTAACCCAGATTACGCTGAAACTAAACTTAACGAATTAATTAAATTGATTGAAAATTATGAATCTATTCATTAAAAATCTTACAGTTAAGAAAACCTTAGACGTTCCATTAGTAGGGGTGTGGTCTAGAACTATCCAAGGTGAACATGATCTGACTTGGCAAAAGATCGCACAAGATCCAGACAAGCATGGTGCTATTATAGTCCGTGATACATTGATACTCATGGGAGCCGATGACAAGTATTCACATCTGAGTTTAGATGTCGCTGTATCACAACAAAACAAATGGTTTGCTAAACAAGGTATTCCGGAACGTGTAGTTGCTCCTAGACCTTTTGCTATGATTGAGTTTGTTTCTTATAATACTAATATCAGAAAGAAAAGTAAATTAAGTAAAGTTTCTATTAATAATCTAGAAAAATTTGCCAGTTATAGAGAACAAGGGATCAACCAATCGGGTAAGAAAATCAAGGTAATCAGAGTCGACGGGACTTGTAAACACATTAGAACCAATACCTTAAAGGGCTATAACAAAGGAGATCGAGTAACGATCCAAACAGGTCAATACTATGTGATTGACCACTTGACCCAGGCACTAGATGAAGGATATGATGGAGTTTGGATCATCTCCAGCCAATACTGCCAGCGTAGTTTCACTGTAGGCAAAATCTACATAGTCATGCTCAGCTACGACAAAGGTGACGCAGGTAGAACAGCACAGTGCGGTAGTAGACTAGCAAGCCCAGATAAAGATAAAGATGCTGGATTAATTATCAGTAATAGTTTTGATAATACACGAGACGAGAAGATCGATCTAATGTTGAACAATATGGCGGTTAGTCGCCAAAAGAAAACAGGACTAGGATTCCACGAAGCTGTTAAAGAAGTTAAGCGTGGCTTTAGTATATTCTCATTGAACGAAAACGGAACTGCTATCCAATGGGAAGTGGACGAATACTTGTATAGATTAGCAACGCAAAGAACTAGCCAAGAAGCCCTGGCTGTGAGAACCATTACTAATTCTATCGTAAATGCTGGGCTAGTAGATATGTTTAAGAATGCTCACAAGGCTACTGTTTCGTCTTCTATGCCATTGGACAATACCTATTTATCAGAAGAAGACGAAGACGAAGACGAAGATAACAATAAACCAAAATCTCCTGTGCGTAAAACTACAAAGAAAGAAGAAAATGAACTTAAAAAAGCAGTGCAAAACATCGTAGGAAAATCACATATTATTTGTGCCATGGGCTCATCTGAAGAGGTAGTGAGAATAGGGATCAAGCAGTCAGTTCAGAATATCATAAACAATGTTGACAGCAAAGAAGAATTTATGTTACAATTTAATTTAGATCCAATATATCTATATGACCTATTAGATATCGATTCTAGGGTAGAGCAAGAATTAGATACTATGGTTGGGCTGAACATCATAACAACACAGCGTCGACAAACAGAAGCATTAAACGAGGTAGTGTGGAATGACTAAAAGAATACAATCATTAGCATCTCGTGCTAATATGGATGCTTACGATGTCTATAAGAAAATGGTAGAAGAAGTTCCAAAAGACATACTTAGTCAGCCCGGATGCGTAGGATTCTTTGGTAGTTCAGCATTACCTTCGCTAGTAAAACATAGACGTAAATATAATAAAATTCCTTCTACTAAGAAAAACACACTGATAACAGAGAATGACGGATATTTTTTTAATTATGCCAGACAAGTAGCACCCGAAATAATCAATTCGGCTGAAACACAGATTTTAACTTACGAAGAACATAAAACTAACGGTATGAATAAAAAAATTAAATGGGCGATCAGCAATAAACCATATTGCCTTCCTGGTCAGGCCGCTGTTAAACTTTGGCCAGATTTGGTTAAAGGTGACAATTTAAATAGGACTCTTGATTGGCAATGTAATTTACTTCCTGTTTCTTTGCAAAGAGGCATGGATGATGTATTGATTGAAATGAGAAATTTATTTTTTAAACAATATGGTCTTTATATGATTAAGACATTACCATTTGATGCGTTTAAAGAGTATGGTGCTGATGTAGATACTTCTATATATCTTTGTAAAATAGAATACAACGGAACTATTAGGATCGTAACTGACATATCATCATATGACTATGATTTTAGAAAACGCGGAATAATCGTTACACCGGATACTGTCGACGAAGTTGATTTTATTTTTAGTTGTTTAGATGCTCCGGGATATAATTTCAGAGGCGTATCACATCAAATCGATGGTAAGAAAGCTAAAAAAATTAAAAATATTCCAGGACTAATAAGCAAAACAAAAAGTCGTAAACACAAATATCCAATGATAGAACGCCTAGGTAAGGATAGTTTAGATTTAGTTTATACATCAGAAATTATCGACGAAAGCATACATCATGACAAGCTAGCTATTCCTTATCAGACTAGTGGATACGATAATGGATTTAGAGAACTCGGAGTAGCACGATTAGTTCCAGCTGGAATACAATTAGGTGGGAGCTATCGGTATGAAAGCAACCTACGAGATGCTGATGAAATTAATGCCCATGCAAAATATCTTAAATCATTACCTGTAGATTATCTGTTATACAATTGGAGAACTACTGCTACAAATGATGCTCCCCAGTTAAATGTTATACCAAAACTTAAAGACACTGCAGCCGAATCTACAGAGGATTATATTAAAGATATGGGCGGTAGTAAACTTAAAAAAGAGATTATAGATGGTTACAAAAGAAAGACTAGAAAGAAATAAAGACACACAAGAATTTTTTACCCCGGACTGGGCTGTAAAAATGATGGTGGACGAAGCACCAGAGGAATTTTTTAAAAATCTCACAAACTTTTACGAATCTGGATGTGGTAATGGTAACATAGCAGTGCAGGTATATGAGCGATATCGTAAATATCATGACCATGATTCTATTATGTCTGTTTTTAAGTTAGCGGATCTAATGGAAGATAATTGCATAGAATGTATACAAAGATTTTATGGTCCGGGTGAGATTGAAATATTTAAGGGTGATCTAATACCAGAACACATGCAGGCGTCTGGACTTATTGCTTGCTTTACTTGGAATGGAACATTATTAGAATCTATAGTTCAAGCAGACTGCACTAAGTATCATTGGGGTGAATCTGAAATATTTGGCAATAATTTATTCGAAATACAGAATTAAATGCCAAGATCACTTGACCCGCAACACAGTTAAACTATATAATTAAGTAATACAACTCCTAGCCAACCGGAGTATCTACCCGGCCCCCAACGCAAGTTGGAAGCGAACACATTAGACAGGTAGCCCAGCGTCACAGCATGTGGCAATGGTAGGTTATGATATCACTCGATAGACATGATCAACGTCAGGTTGGCATATTATTAACTATAAGGACAAAATAATATGACAAGAATAAAAGTTTATTCGAAACAAAAACCTACATTTCCACAGACTGTAGAAATATACACGGTTGAGGATGGCACTAAAAGTAAAAGTTCTTGGTGCTCAGAAATCAACACCAATGACTATCTTAACACCCGGTCCGAGTTAGAACAACTTGGATACACAGCGAATCCGGTCAATAGCCAAGAAATCACCACCCAGGAATACAGCATATTCCATATGGGAGGTAACTAATATGGCAAAAAAATATTTCAACTACCAGGGTGCTCCATGGCAAATCATTGAAACACAAGATCCATGGGGCACGTCAAGGACGATTGCAGTGGAGATGGACTCTACTCACGGAGCAATGTTAAACACGGAAGAAGAAGCACAGGACAGCGATTGGGAATATGTAGAAGCCAGTGCTGTTAGGATAGATGAATGGTTCTTGCGTTCGGACCCAAACGATCTGTTTATCGGTGATGATGAGTATGATGAGCAGTGTAGAAAGGATCATGATGATTTCAATAATTCATTTGGAGCAGTTGACTCAGGTAAACTGAAAAGGATGCTAGAAGGACTGAGGTCCAGGCCAGACTGGGATGAAATGAACCGTCATGAACGCCTAAAAGCCAGTCTCGACCAATCAGGCAGAAGCTTGGGGCAGGCCGAGGATATCTTAGGGATGATACGGGCCCGACAATCAAACGAAATGCGTCCAACCGTGATATTAAATGCAAGAAAATACACAGATTCAAAAACCTTAGAAACAGCATTAGAGAGTATTCGTAAGAAAGATTCAGAAGCTGATATATGGGTAGGTACTACCCGGGCGGATGATTTCTTAGCAACGTTAAAGAATCAGGAAACTATTGGTCTGAGTAGTGTCCCAGATGACTCTAAACCTTTGGGATTAATGTTGGACCAGGAAACACTTGAGTTGATTAAAAAGTTAGGTCCAAAGAAGTAATTGACTTTTACCAATTTTCTTGCTATACTAGTTTTATGTTTGAATATCTAGGCGCACTGTTTGGTATGCATCAAGTAGATGGATTAATTTCATCTGCACAGGCAGAAGACTCCTCACAAAAACCTCAAGTGGTCCAAATGGGCGCACCTAGGCCTGCGTATCGTATTCCACGTGATCAACGTATTGAAGCGATCCGCAAGCGTTTTGAACAGCAACGAGAAGCGGATAAAAACACCCCCGATCCACACGCAGATATGTGGGATAAAGACTGGATTAATAAGCCCTAAAATGCACTGAAAAAGTGCATTTTTTTTGGCTATTTTTCACTGATTTTGGTTGACTTTTGGTTAAATTGACTGTATAATGTTTACATACAATAAGAAAACGGAGCAATAAATGACAACGAAAACAACAGATTTACAGTGGGAAATTCAAGCCTACGGTATGACAAAAGCAGAGTTAAATCGTATGGTAAAAACGCAGGCTTTTCCAGGACAAGAACTTATGTTCGCCGCTGGTATGTTAAGTGATGCACAACAGGTTTTAGACCCAGAGTTTAATGCTGATGGCTGGGTTAGTCCTGAAACTGCCAACCAAGCACGTCAATATGTCAACTGTGCCAAGGCCATAATGTTTGATGTCATGGATCCATCACGTCGTAAGGCAATGAAGGAGACTGTATAATGTTAGCTCAATTAGATCAACTGTTAGATGCTATCAAAGCCGACTACGGTCGTTGGAGCACGAACTTAACATCACCTCGTCAAGAGATGATTGATGAGTTTAATGCTCGTATCCGTGTTACTGACGGTAAGAAGTATATCAAGGTCATCCAAGGTACCAGCGTTTGGGGTTTCATCGTCAAGGAAGATGGTGGTAAATTCCGTAAAGGTGACATCTTAAAAGCCGCAGGTTGGAATGCACCAGCAATGAATTCTGCCCGTGGTAATATCCTAGATGGTGGTTACACTGTTCAATGGACAGGCCCACTTTACTTAAGATAATGGATAAGTTTATCTACTTCTCAACCGTGCCCAAAGACATCCAGGTGCTTTTAGCACAGCACGAGAGTCCTAAATCTGAAACCAGCATTTGGAAATGGATTCCAATGGAATATTTGGACCGTGTAGGCGAGGCTCTCAAATCAGCTGGCCAATTCCGTGTGGTATATCGTGGACCACGGTTCCATCGTTGGCGTGCTTCAACTAACAAAAAGGACGCCGTGGCTTTCACGGTGTATGAGCTATGACACCACAAGAACAAGAAATCATTGACGCTATCTGGGGTGAGGATGCCTCAGAGGTTAGCAAAGCAGAAGCTACCCAAGTAGTAGAAGGTATATTTGCCATGGCTGATATCATGAAGACCCGCATGGAAGCTGGTAAGATCGCAGTGGTTCCACTAACAGATTACCTACACTAAATTCAACTTGACAAATGGATAGTTTGAGTGTATAATAGTTCTACACAGTTAATTAATAGAGAGGGTTTAAAATGGCAGTTACAGAAAATCGTACCGTTACCAGTGACGAAGCTCATGTAGCACTCGTACAATGTTTTAATAAAAAACGCCCAGTATTCCTTTGGGGTCCTCCAGGCATCGGTAAGTCAGAACTTGTAGAAAGCATCACCAACGAAATGGGTGGCTACATGATCGACCTACGCCTAGGACAGATGGACCCAACAGATATCCGTGGTATTCCTTTTTATAATAAAGATTTAGGCTTGATGGATTGGGCACCACCGATCGACTTGCCTAGCGAAGAACTAGCCAGCAAGTATCCAGTTATCATACTATTCTTTGATGAGATGAACAGTGCCGCTCCAAGTGTTCAGGCCGCGGCTTACCAGTTGATCCTGAATCGCCGTGTGGGTAAATATAAACTTCCAGACAATGTTGTTATGATTGCCGCAGGTAACCGTGAAGGTGATAAGGGCGTTACATTCAAGATGCCTAGTCCGTTGTCAAATCGTTTCGTCCATTTGGAAATGCGTGTTGATTTTGATTCATGGCAAAAATGGGCTGTCCAAAACAACATTCATAAAGACGTTGTGGGTTACGTGTCGTTTGCTAAACAGGACCTGTTTGACTTTGATCCTAAGACAGCATCACGTGCTTTCGCAACACCTCGTTCGTGGACTTTCGTAAGTCAACTGTTAGAAGATAACTTGCCTACTAGTGTTGAAACAGACTTGGTAGCAGGTACAGTTGGTGAAGGTACCGCAGTAAAATTCATGGCGCATAGAAAAATAGCTGGCCAAATGCCTGACCCTAGAGAGATCCTTGACGGTAAAGTTCGTGAACTTAAAGTCAAAGAAATCTCAGCTATGTATTCTTTAACTGTGTCTATGTGCTATGAACTTAAAGACATTAACACTAATAAGAAAGACAGTGTTAATCAAGACCAATGGCATGAGAAAGTAGATAACTTCTTCAAGTTTATGATGGAGAACTTTACTACAGAACTTACTGTTATGGGTGCTAGAGTTGCACTAACCGTCTATAACTTACCGTTCGTTCCAAACAAACTTAAAACGTTTGATGAATTCCATAAACGTTTTGGTAAGTATATCGTCCAGGCTGTAGCGTAATGGCTAAGCCGAACTCAAAAGGCACTACAACTACCAAAGCTAAGAACTATGTAGGGGTTAAAACTAAACCCGATGTAGATGCCCTAGTTCGTGAAAAACTAGTAACAGCTCGTATCGCTCTACTACTCAAAGCACCTTTCTTTGGTAACCTAGCAACTAGGCTACAGTTAGTCAACGCTGATGATTGGTGTCCAACTGCCGCAACAGACGGACGTAAGTTCTACTATAACAGCGAATTCCTTAAGAAAATGCCAGCTAAACAGTTGGAATTTCTTATGGGGCATGAAGTTCTGCACTGTGTTTATGATCATATGGGACGTCGTGGTGAGCGTGATCCTCAGCTATGGAATATCGCTGACGACTATTGCGTTAATCAAGACCTATTAGATCAACGTATTGGTGAAAAGATTCCAGTCGGTTTATACGAGCCTAAGTATCGTGGGTGGTCAGCTGAAGAAGTCTATGATGACTTGTATAAGAATGCAGATAAGATCAACATCGACGATCTGATGGATCAACTATTAGATGAACACTTAGATGGTGACGGAGAAGGTGGTGAAGGTGAAGAGGGTGATGAAAAGAAAGAAGGTAAAGGTCGTCCAAAACTATCAGAAGAAGAACGTAAACAGATCCGTGATGAGATCAAAGAAGCAGTAATGACTGCCGCCCAAACTGCTGGTGCTAGCAACTTGCCTAGTGGTGTTAAGCGTATGATTAAAGATCTGACAGCACCACAGTTAGATTGGCGAGCACTGTTACAGCAACAAATCCAAAGCACTCTACGCACTGATTATACTTGGTCACGTGCTAGTCGTAAAGGGTGGGACATGGATGCTATCATGCCAGGTAGTGATTGGGACAAAGAAATTGACATCTGTGTGGCCATCGATACATCAGGATCAATGAGTGATACCATGCTTAAAGATATCCTTAGTGAAGTCAAAGGTATCATGGAGAGCTATACTAGTTTCCGCTTACACTTATGGTCATTTGACACAGAGGTGTATCCAGAAGGTGCCAAAGTATTCACAGCAGATAACCTAGATGAGATCATGGATTGGGAACCTTTGGGTGGCGGCGGCACAGACTTCGAAGCTAATTGGAAGTGGATGCGTGCTAACGATATCCAACCTAAGAAGTTTATCATGTTTACAGATGGTTATCCATTTGGTAACTGGGGTGAACCAGATTACTGTGATACTATGTTTGTTATCCACGGTTCAACTACGATCGAAGCACCGTTTGGTATCACTACCTACTACGAATTAAGCAAAGAACATGCTTAAATACGGGGCTGTAAACCCCTTAAACGTGCATCAATTGCGGAGGATACATCACTGCCCTCCTCATTTCGAGCAGGTCGTGTTTGAACCCTATGCTACAGAAAAACAAATCACAGATTGGCTCTATGAAAACCTAGAAGGGCGGTTCTACGTAGGTAATATAGACGTAGCCCGTACTCCGGGTGGCAAGCCTATAGACCGTAACTTATTAGTGGCTTTTGAACTCGCCGCAGAAGCCAGCTACTTCAGCCTTGTACTGCCAAGCATAAACACCATCTAAGAAATTTTTCCACCTCTCATCTAGCCGTTAAATAGAATTGTCCCCTAAGGAGAATTTAGATAATGGCAAAGAAAGAAAAACAAGTAGAGCAGGCTCCAGTAGTAGATGTTGCTCCACAACAAGAACAACCAAGTTTAAATCTACAGGATTTGATCCTTGTAGCACAGATTATACAAATTTGCTCATCACGCGGCGCATTTAAAGCTGACGAACTAGCTAATGTTGGTAATCTATATACGAAATTAGTTGCATTTTTACAAAGCACTGGTGCATTGACTCCAGCAGCCGATGCGACA